GGTCCTTGGCCTTCTCGACCCACATCTCCACGTCCTTGACGTTCTCGGTGTCGGCCACCTGAGCCACGAGGAGGGCCTTGGAGTACGGGATCTCCTCCACTTCCTCCTTCTTCATGCCGCCTTCGACGCACAGCTTCCGGTATACGAACAGACGGTTGAACGCGGCCCGCGTCTCAATGCCCAGCCGCGCCGAAACGTAGTCGTCGAACTTCTGGAAGGGAACGCCGTTCTCGTCCTTGAAGAAGCGGTACAGCTTCTTGTCCATGATCTCCGACAGCTTCTCACCGAGCTGGATGAAGGTCTGGTTGGTAACCTTCGCCAGCCGCATGACCTCCTTGTCCAGCGCAACAGCCTCGTCCTTGGTCCCGGCCTCCATCTCGGCCTTCTCCATCGCCTTGAGCGTCTTGTTAGCCACGCGCAGCTCCTTCCAATTCGGTCTTGAACACACGCTCGTACTGCTTCTGGACCGCCATCCACGTGCAGCCCAGTTGTTCCGCCATCACCTTGTAGGTCTTCATGGCGTTGGCCACAAAAAACTCCCTCGGGGAGCCGTAGCCCAGTTCCCTGACCCGGTCCTCAAGCCGGAACGTCTTGTAGAGCCCCTCCGCCTTGAGAAGCTCCCGCAACGCCACGACGGACCCTGGCTTGACCTTCAGGGCCTGAGCAATCTTGGGCGGCGTCTGGAACTGCTTGAGCAGCTCCTTCAAGATCCGCTTGCGCCCCGTGATGCCCTTGGCCTTCGCCCAATCCTCGATCTTCTTGGGCAGCTCAGACCTTGTCGCCATTGCAATCCTCCAGTTTGTGCTTGTTGAAGTTGGTCATCTCCGTCCACGGAAACAGCACCAGCCGGTCATTGGAGGCGATCTCCACGGACCGGTTCATGAACCCCACCCACTTGATCCGATGTTCCGGCGACATGGCCGCCCAGATCTTGCCGTGGTACTTCAGCACCAGCAACGGAACCTTGCCCATCGACCCGGCGTTGGCGCACAGCTTGGACCACCACTCCCAGACCGGGCACTCGTCGCTGAGGATCATGGCCTCAAGGCTCCAGCCCTTCCGGTCCTTGGCGTCCAGCATGAAGGTCTTGAGAAACACAGCAGCGGTCTTCTTGACGGTGTCCGACAGGAACGGATCGGGGTTCTGGATGATGTCCCCCTCGTACTGCTCAAGGGAACGGCCCATCAACGGCATCCGCATGAACGCCCGGTCATCGCCGCAAACGGTCTGGCCAAGAAGCTTGGCGACCACCCGCTCGAACCGCTGGCCCTTCTTGAGTCCGTTAACCGCCATTGGTCCTCCTGCGGGCAACGTCCTCTTCCATTTCCATCATGATGTCGTTGCGCCAGCTCTTCCATCCGTCGATGACTTCCAGCTCGATGTTGGCTTGCTTCATCTTGGAAACGGCCATCGCTTCGAGCATCGCGCTGACATGGCCCAGAACATCAAGGGCGTCCTGAATCTTCTGGCCGTCCAGACGGGACAACACCGAGTCGATGATCTCGTGCGCCAGCTCGGACTTGCCGGAGCAGTTGTCGTCGCCGCAGTCGTGGCTCATCTTGCAGGCGTCCTTGTCTTGGCGATCTCGATCAACAGTCCGATCTCGGGCGTCCTCGACAGGAGGCGGCCCAGCTCGTTGAACGTCCCCATGCGTGACAGCCACCCGACGCGGCGGTTCATCCGGTCGTAGACGTAGGTCTTCCCCATGATCGTCTCGACCATGCAGATCACCTGCCTTCGCCCATTGAGCAGCTTCTTCTTACCCACGACGCTCGACGTACTCTCCGCAGGAATCGCACACCAGCACTTCGGGAACGGGAGGAACGATCACGAAATCGTCAGGGGTCGGAGAGTTGGCCGACTCCTCAAGGTAGGCGTCCAGCTCCTGCGATCCAAGCCTGCGCATTGTACCGGAGCAGCCGCTCGCCCCGCAACGAAAGGCGCGCGTCGAACCCAAAAAGAGGCCGACGACGGCAACCAACAGGCCGATAGCCAACGCGATGACGATGCTCACGGTTTCGCCCCTCTCAACTTTATTGCCCGGCCCTTGATCTTGTGCTGCGCCCGAAGCAGGTAATACATCTGCTTCGGGGACAGGTCCGCAACCTTGATCCTCTTGGTCATGTCGCCGACAAAGTTCCGCTCCCACTCCGACACCAGATGGACATCGGGAAGGAACGGGGTGACCTCGGCGATGGCAGCCTCGGCCTTGGCCCGGTCGAACGCCACTTCGGTCGGCTTGTCCTCGCGCTCAGCCGCCGACTTCCACGACGGGCGATGGACCGGGGACGGCCCGTACTTCTTGAGGGCTGCGATATGGACCGGAGTTGGGTATCCCTTGTTCGTCTCGAACCCGTAGACCGTGTGCTTCTCCGCCAGCCGACGCATGATCCGATCCCGGTGGGTCTTGGCGATGATGCTGGCGGCCTGAATTTCCGGCACGGTGTCGTCCCCGTTGAGCAAGAACTTCACGGCCTCCAGCCCCTTCAGACTCCACTTGCCGGGCGGGTTGTCCGCCACGATCTCGATGTTCTGGTAGTGAAGCATGACATGACGCACGCACTCCTGCATGCAGGCCAGCCAAGCCTTGGTCAGCCCGTACTTGGTGATGAAGTCGATCTCGCGCTGGGCGTGCCAGATGAACTCGGCCTCCTTGCGGATCAGCTTCTCGAAACTGGTCCGGCTGTCCTCCGACAGCATCTTGGAATCCCTGAGCCCCTGAACGGCGTCCGGCTTGATGACCACTACGGCCACCACCGCAGGCCCCGCTACAGCCCCCAGTCCAACCTCGTCGATCCCGGCTCTCATCGCTTCGCGGTCACGGCCGTCCTCACGTACCTGTCGGGGTTGTTCTTCATCTCCTCGTGGATGGCCTTCTGGACTTCGTCCAGCCGGTCGTTGATCTCCTTGATGCGGGGCAGTCCGCAGCGGAGGCAGCACACAAGCCGCGTGCCCTCGACCCGCTCCTCGAACATCATGTCATCCTTGTTCATCTGCCCCTGACAGAACGAACAGGACCGCTTCTTGGAAACCATGTCCAGGCCGAACGCACGCATCAGACCTTCTTCGCCGCCAGTTCCTTGACCCGCGCATCGACGCCCATCGTGAAGCACTCGGCGGCCACGGGGCAGTCCTTGGCGCGGAACACGCTGGGGTTCTCACAGATCTGCGACGGCAGGACGCCATCCCAAGTCCCAGCCTTGATCTCGTCCTTGATCTTCTGGGCGGCCTTCGTGACTTCCACGGCCTTGTCCCACCACTTCCGGTCGTAGTCCACCCGGAACTCCAGAACCGGCAGGGACTCCAGCCCCGTGCCGTTCTTCTCCCGCCAGAAGCGGCAGACCGGATCGACGTAGACGATCAGCCCCTTGTTCACCCCCAGCAGGTGCATGTACAGGTTGAGCTGCCAGATGTGGCCCTCGTAGGGCTCCTTGATCCGGGCCATCGAATCCTCGGTGGAGGTCTTCAGGTCGAAGCCCCAGCGTTCTCCGCCCAACATCAGGATGCCGTCCGTGGACCCGCAGATCCTCGTGGCATCATCCCGGACCTGAAGCTCCGTGAACTCCACCACGCCGCCGCAGTCGTTGCAACGGCGTCCCGGCATCAGGGACTCGATCCACCGCTTCTGACACTTGCCACGGCAGGCCCAGTTTCCAAACAGGATGTTGGCCGGGCCAAGATACTGGTTCTGCCACCAGCCGTGAACGGCGGACCCGACATCCACCCGCATCAGGGCGCGGGGCTCCCAATGGTCCGCCTCGACAGGCTTGGGGAACAGCGACCGCAAAGCCAGCTCCCGAGGACATAGGTAAGGGATGCTGGAGATGTGCCAGCCGTCGTCGTCCATCCGCCGGTCGGTGATGTTCATCTGCTGGAGTCGGTCGTACAGCTTCTTGAGCAGCGGCCCCTGCCACTTACCGGACGTGACCCTAAGCTTGTTGGCGATGTCGTTCAGTCCCACCAGTCCTCCGTTCGGTGCGTTCCAGTTCTTCCAGCGTCTCGCCTTCCTCAAGCCGGAACAGGTATTCCTGAAGCTTGAGGCGGACCGCCTGCTTGAGCGCGTCAGGGAGCGGCGCATATCCCACACAGGTTGGTCTCATTTATTATATATCAAATGAGAGTTTTGTCAACCGCTACTCTTCCCAACCTTCCAGATTCTTCACGTCGCCACGCTTGAAGGCCGCCACGTACTCCTTGCGAAGCTCACGGTACAAAGCCTCGTCCACCACCACGATACGATCTTTGACCGTGGCCGCGAAGCCCTTTACCTTCCGGCGGGACTTGGTGTTCCACAAGCCCTTCACCTCAAGCCATACCCCGAGCTTCGGAACCCAGAAATCGGGGCAGTAGCCCTCACCGTCGATGTCAAACACCTCGGGCTCGTGGTTGTACTCGATGCCTTGCCAAAGAAGCCAGCGGGCGACGTTGGCCTCCCACGTCGACCGAAGGTAGTGCTGAAGATCCGGCCTGTACCCGGCTTTGCCCCACCCGTTGTCCGTCGTCCATTCCGGCTTGGCCTTGCCGCGTTCGTCGTACCGCCGGATGGTCCCGCCACCGATCTTGCGGAGGCAGTCAGGCCCGCACAGGTAGTCGGCCCCGGCCACCCGCGCCTTGATGCCAGCCGGGGAAAGGGCGCAGACCGTGCAAGTGAACGCCGCCTTCCAGCCGTTGACCCCTTTTGGCTTGGGCGTGTCCTTGTAGACCCACCGCTTCTTCGGCGGTTTGGCCCGGACCTCCCCAAGCTTGAAGGGCTCGGAAGCGCGGCGAATCCTGTTAAGGTCCATCTCCCCCACCAACTGCACAGTATGCAGTTACCGTTGTTTGACCAGCTCCAAGGTCTTGGCCTTCAGCTCCTCGAACTTGCCCTCGGTCGCCATGATCTTGTCCTGAAGCTTCTCCTCGGTGGAGTCCTCAAGACCAAGGCAGGTCCACTTGCCCTTGCCAAGATTCTCGATCAACTGGTGCTTCTTGGCGAAGAAGAACACCTGCTCCTCGTCGTTGGTCTGCCCGGCAGTCCGCCCTTCCACGTCGCGGAGCTGAAGCTTGAACGTGCCCGCCACGTCCGCCACCGCCGACTTGGCCTTCTTGATCTTGAAGTTGAACTCGCGAAACAGCGGCTTGTCGCCGTCGTCGGCAGCCTTCTGGATGGGACCGTTCACGCCCTGATAGAACGGCTTGCCGGGCGACAGGCGGATCTCAAGGCTGGATGCGAACGCCTGTCCCTTGCCGCCGGGCCTCGTCTCGGGGTTGCCGTATAGTACTCCGACCTTCTCGCGGATCTGGTTGATGACCAGCACGGTGGGTCCGTACCCGGTCAGCTTGCGCTTGTTCATCAGCACCGTCTCGGTGCGGAACAGCTTGTTCAGAACCCGGGCCATGACGCCGACCTGTTGGTTCTCCATGGGGTTTTCCAGTTCCGCCGTGGGCGTCATGTGAGCAATGCTGTCCACCACCACGATGTCCTGATCGTCGGACTGGAGAGCCATCTGGAGGATGTTCCCGGCGGCCTCGGCGGTTCCAGGCTGGGCCACGATGAAGCGGGTCAGATCCACACCCATCTTCTCGGCCCAGTCACGATCCAGCGTGGACTCCATCTCGATCCACACGCAGTTCATCGGTTCGGGCTTGTGGTCGTCCTTCTTGGTGTGCGCCGCAATGGGCTGCACGCAGAACCGGCACGTCTTCTGGGCCTGCGAAATGATCTTCAGGCAGATGGTCGTCTTGCAGGCGGACGGCTCCCCGAAGAGCTGAGTAGTGCGACCGACCGGAATTCCACCGTTGGTCAAGGCATCCAGCACGAAGATCCCCATCGGGATGCGCTTCACCGACAACGACTCCATCGCCGATGCCGGGGCAATGGTCCCCATACCGTAGGTCTTGTTGATCTCCTTGATGGCGTCCGCGAACTTCGCGGCCTTCACAACCTTGTCGTCACCCATCTCGTCACCTCTTCTCAATCGGCGGGAAACCCCGCATAAACCACGACTCGAAATGATCTCCAAGCTCGCCCATCAACGCTTCCAGCTTGTCCTGATCGAGCCTGTCTTTGGGCTCCAAGGACTCGTTCCACTTGAGCAGCACGAGCTGAAGCTGCTCCAAGAACCTTCCGTACAACAGGGTCACCGTGGCCTTGGGGCGCACCACCAGACCAGGTTCGGACGGCTTGCGGCCCCACCAGAGAAAGCCCACTACTTCGCGCCAGCCTTCTTGAACGCCGCCACCACGACCGCCTTGAAGGCTTCCAGCTCCTTCACGTCGCTCCAATGCTTCTCGGCGCACTTCGCCATGACGGAGATGTACTCGTTGCTGTACCACCTGCGCCCGTTGTCGTCGAGCATGGTGGCCTTCGGGATGATGCCACGCGCCTCCCAACTCTTCAGGGTTTCCGGTGAAACCTTGCAGAGTCGCGCCAGCTCGGCCATGTGCCTCACCATCAACACCTTGCCGCCCACCATGACCGCCTTGGGTCTAAGCGTTCGCGTGGCCGCCGCCACCCGCTTCGGCACCGTCTTCTCCACCACCGGCTTCTGCGCCTTGAGCTGTTGGTAGCGCAATTTGGCCCGCTCGATGGCCTTGGCCCGGTACTCCGGATCCGTCTTGTACCGCTCCGCCCGCTTGGTGAGGAGCTTCTGCTTGTTGGTCGCCCAGTACTGCTGCCAGTATTCTTCGGTCACGCCAGCTCCTTGATATGGAACGTTGGATATTATAGGCGCTGGCAATGTTTTGTCAATAGGCCGAATCAGGTTTCGTCAGGAGGCCATTCCGTCAGTTCCATCTCCTCCAGCCATCCCTTCTCCTTGTCCAGCAGCCGCTTCAGCTTGGACTGGTCCCATTGCTTCCGCCAAACCTCCGGCTGGCCGTTGAGGACCATGCAGTCTTCGGGCAGTACATTTGTCAGCGGCAGGTCTTCCGGGTACAGGATGATGTAAGGTTCGTCGTCCGGGCCGAGGGCGTCGAGATGGCTCTTCCCGGCAGGTACCGAAGGTTGGGGTTCCGGCGAAGGTGGTTTAGCAACAACCTCCACCTCGACAACCGACGGAAGTTCCCCTGCCTTCTTCGTTGTATCCGGCAGACCCCTTCGCACCGGAGCCTTTACAACCTCAACCCCCGGAACCCCCCGAAAGCTGTCGAAGCACGTCTTGCAGACGGGTTTCCAGCCGTCGATCATCCACGGCTTGTCCACCGTGACCCGGCAAAGATGACAGACCGCCGCCCTCACGTTACCTCCCCAGGATCTGGGTCGGACCGGCGTTTGGCGGGTTGATCGACGGGCTGACCGTGGCGTTGGCCCGCTTCTTTCCACGGGACTCCCGGATGGCAATCTCAAGCTTGTCCAGATCCGGCCCGATGATCTTGAACGGGCCGATCTTGTCGTCCGGCCAGCCGATGGTCACGGAGCGTTCCGTGATGTCGATGATCTTGAAGGTGCTCACTTGGCCTCCTTACTTCTTAACATCCGGTGGAAACAGGAACTCGTGACGTCCATCCGGCCATTGGATGTTGATGTTGGCCGTCTTCAGCACCTCGTCCACTCGGGGATCGTCCAGCGCATATAGCGCCAGCGCAAAGAACGCCATGGCCCGCGACGATGCGTCCTTCCCGAAGCGGACGAACGGCAGCGGGAACCAGCGACCCCGAACCTTGATCTCCTGCGGGACGTCGTCGTAACTCATCCCTGTTCGGCGTCTCTCGGCACCAGCTTGTCGCCTTCGGGGTCGTCGATCTCGTAGTCCTTGCCGGTGTTCTGCACCGTCAGATTGTTCACGGAGACCACCTCATGAACCCCCTGAATGGTACTGACCATTCGAGCCAGCTCGATGGCCGGACTCCACGACTTGGGCTCGGCCTTGTTGACCCCGGAACCGATCCACAGCTCGTCGTAATCCACGATCACGGTGAGAGAGACCGCCACCTTCCTGACCAGCTCCTGTGCCATGTCTATCTCCTTTCGCCGCGCCCGACGTAAACCACTTCGCCTTCATCCCACAAGAACAGCGCTTCAGCGCATTCCTTGCACGTGTACTGGCCGCCGATCATCCTCACGTTGAGGATCTGCCCGGCCCCGTCAACCCTCAGCATCACGTCCTTGAGACAACGTTCGCACTCGGCCCTGACGCGGCCGTCGTACTTCCGCACCATCTCCGGCGGCCTCTTGAGCAGCCAGTCCACGAATCTGGTCCACATGGTCATACCTTGAGCCTCCGCACCTCGAAGCCCTGGTCCATGTAGAAGGACACCCGCTTGTTGCCAAAAGCCCTGGTGAGCGGCATGTTGTCCACCACGTCCACCACGATGGGGGCTTTCTTGGTGGAGCAGGTCCTCAGAATGCGGCCCACCATCTGTTCCACATCCGTGTGGGGCGTGGTCAAGTACAACGTGTCCAGCCCCGGAATGTCCAGCCCTTCCTTGGCGTACTGGGCCGTGCCGAACATGATGTCGGCATCGGCAGCCCGCTCGCGCTCCGAACCGCTCAGGCCTCCGATGTACATCGCGGAAGACAGGCTTGGCGCGTGGCTCTTCAGCATCCGGCGAAGCACTTCGAGATGCTCGATGCGGTCCGACAGGACAAGGATCTTGCGGCCTGCCAACCCGGCCTTCTTGATCTCACCGGCCAGCCATACATTGCGACGAACGTCCTGCGTGATAAGCGTGACCAGCTTGCCCAGATTGGTGCGACCCCCGAACCCCGTGGCCCAGTCCTGACTGACACCGCCGGTGTAGTCGATCAGGTAGACCGTCGGCTTCAGCTCCCAGCCGCCCGTCCCACGGATCACGTCGCCGATATGCCACAGAAACACCTTCTCAAGGCCGTCCTTCCGGTCGGGCGTGGCCGACACCCCGATGCGGTACTTCGCCGGGAACTTCGGAATGGACTTGCTGAACATGGGAGCGCCGACCCGGTGGACCTCGTCGTAGATCACCGTACCGAAGTAGGGGTACAGGTCCTCCACGTACTCCTTCTCGGCCAGCGAGTGGATCATCCCGATGGCAATGGGCTTGCCCTTGAACGTACACATGTCCTGCTGGATGTGGCCGATCTTGGACGCAGGCAGCCCGAGGAACTGCTGGATGCGCTCCTTCCATTGATCGACGAGGAACTCCTTGTGGACCACCACGAGCGTGGTGAGTCCAAGATCTGCGGCGACCTTGAGGGCCATGCAGGTCTTGCCGGAGTTGTGCGTCCACGTGAAATCGCCCATCAGGTAGCGGTGGTCGCCATCCACCTCAAAGCCGAAGTAATCGTCCTCGGGAAGGCGCTCGATCCTGAACCCAACCCGGCGGCAATCTTTGTTGATGCGCCGGGGAGCCGCTCTCTTCCGCGCCACGCGGGTCGGAATAATGTCGCAATGCCCGCTGATGGAAACGCGATGATAAGTGCCGCCGTTACCATGCTGATCCCGCTTTTTGCACGGGCGCACGTATGCCGCCAACCCCACAGACCGGCACAGGAAAACCACGTCCGCAGCAAGCCGGGGCGACTTAGAAATCCAGTCAAACCCTCCAGACGCGTAGCTTCCGTCCGTGTCCAGCAGTCCTGCGATCAAAGCCAGCCTGTCAGCCAACGAAGCCGTCAAGTATCGCGTAGGTACGAACTTGTCGCCAGACTTGACTGTGAGCAGCCCCAAACCGCGAAGGGCATTTTTGAGCTTGTTGGACCCGGCGTGCTTACAGCCGGAATTGAGATAATAGGAGGCGCAACGCGTTCCGTTGCTATCGCCACGTCTGACTTCAAGTCCGAATTTAAGCGCCAGCTCTTCACAGGCAGCGACGATCTCGGGGTCCTCGGTCGTGATACTGGTCGTACGAAGGCTACCGTCTCCAAGCAACATTCCAAGATGATAGGCCGGAATCGGTAGCGGCAGTTGCTCTACCTCGAAGCGATCAACTTCCGGACGGAAAAGAACAAGATGGCGGCGCACGTTCTCGGAAGCAGCGAACCAGTCCTTAACGCTGATGTCCCAGATATCACCGTCTTTTCTGGGATTGTCGTCGCCCGACCATACAGCCGTAAGGATATGGTCCTCATTTACCATGAACGGTTCGCCTTTGGTGGGTATTACCCGCGCCATCGGAGCGCGACCGCGATGAAGGGCAAGCACGTTTCGAGGGCCGTCACGCCCCATCACACGGTCGCCGACGATTATGTCCTCCACTGCTTTGGCAGTTCCGTCCGCCATCAAGATCTTTGTGCCCTTCGCGTGGCAGCCGCAGGGGCTCTCCAGAATCGCCCCGTTCCACGGCGTAGTCTTTAGCGCGTGCAACAGCTTCTGCACCGGCTCTTCCTGCTGCGGGCGAAGCTGGCCACGGAACTGGAGATTCACCGGGTTGCCGTTGGAGCGCTTGTCGATGACGGGCAAGTCGCGGTACCGCGTGAAGCCGAACCGCCTCGGAACGGAGAACGTGTTGAGCGCCTCCTCGTACATCTTGACCGGCTCGTTGTTTCCGCCGAAGCCCAGCTTCGACCCATCGATCTCGGATTCGACGGTCAGCTCCACCTTGAGCATGCGCACCTCGTCGTGGGCGAACATGCTCTTGGGGATCTTGAACATCTCCCCCAGCTGGATCTGGGTCGGGGCTTCGATGCGGATCACGTAGTCTTCTCCAGTTCGTCCTTGACGTCCAGCGATTCGACCAGCTCCTTGACCGTGCCGTGCAGATGCTTCTTGGCGCACTCGAAGCAGAAGAGCATCCGCGTCGCCTTGCCGGTCAGCAACACGCCCAGCGGCGCATCGGCCTTGCACATCGCGCAGTTGCTTCCACCCACGATCAAGTCTCCGGCAATCTCCACCGTGCATCCCGGCTGGCCGATGATCAGGCGCTTGGGCGCACCGTCCTCGACGGAAACGGCCGTGATTCCGCCGACACCAATCGACGGGGTGTTGTGGAAACCGGGCGAACCCGGAATAGAAGTCATCTACTTCCCCTTGGCCGTAAGCCAGTCCTTGCCCATGTGGCAATCCGAAACCAGAGGCACGCGAAGCTTCACACAAGTCTCCATCTTGTTCTTGACCAGCGCGGCGATCTCCTCGGCGATCTCGTCCGGCGCTTCAAGGACGATCTCGTCGTGGACCTGCACCAGAAATTTTACCTCGGCCCACCGCTTGTCCGCCAGAGCCTTCTCCTGAATGTGCCGGTGGATGTTCCGCATGCTGATCATCATCACGTCGGCAGAGCTGCCGGAAATCTGGAAGTGCGCGGCCACGCGGAACTTGGCCTCGATCTCCTGCCGCTCCTTCTGCCACTTGGTCCACCCGGCGTCGTTACCCTTGGGCTTCACGTCCTTCACGTTCTTGATCCGGCCCGTGATGGTCTTGAAGTTCATCAGGCCGGACTTGACCTCGGAGCGGACCCGGTTGTGGAACGCCTGCAAGCCCCGGTACTTCTCCCAGAACTTGTCCATCCAAACCCGCGCCTCGTCCTCGGACACGCGGAGCCCGGCGTCGAGCCAGAGAACGTTGGCGATCTTCTTGGGACTCGCGCCGTACAGGCTTCCGAAGTTGATCGTCTTGGCGACCTGCCTCGTGCATCCGCAAGCTTCCGACGTCTGCTTGTGAACGTCCGCACCGGAGCTGTAGGCCGACACGAGAGCGGCGTCGCCCGTCACGTGGGCGGCCATGCGCAGTTCGAGCTGGCCGTAGTCGGCGCACACGAGCGTCTTGCCCTTTGGCGCGACGAACGCCTGTCGGATGCCGCCCTCACGCGGCTGGTTCTGCAGGTTGATGCCGCCCTTGCTGGTCCAGCGACCGATGTCGGTACCCGTCGTCCAGAACTCCACGTGGACCCGGTGGTCCCCGTACCTGTCGGAGAACTCCAAGAGGGGCCTCACGTACGTCGTGAGAAGCTTCGTCTGCTCCCGGTGCTTGAGGATCTGGTCGATGACCGGGTGCTTGCCCTTGTACGTCTGGAGGCTCTCGTAGTCCATGGAGAGCTTCCCGCTCTTGCCCGTCTTGGCGTTGTCCGGCGGCACCATCTTCAGCTCGTCCAGCAACAACGAGCGCACCTGATCCGGGCTGGACAGAAGGACGGGATGCCCGGCCATCTTGCGGACCGCCTCCTGAATGTTGAGGAGGTCCACCACGATGGTCTTGTCGAGCTTCTTCAGGTAGTCGCGGTTGACCGCGATGCCGCTCAGCTCCATCTCCGCCGCGATGGGAACCATCGGCATTTCGAGGTCCCAGAACGCCTTGTAGAGCCGACCGTCCGGGTCGCGCTCCTTCATGAGCTGTTCCAATTTCAGCCACAGCCGGAACGTCTGGAGCGCGTCGTCCTTAGCATACTCCTCCGTATCCTTGCCGAAGAGGTCGCCGGTCAGCGCTGTCTCCTGATACTTAACCATCTGGTGGCCGAGGAATTCCTTCACCGCCGCCTTCAGGCCCAGCTTGTTGGAACCGGCCTTGCTCGGGTCCAAAATCCAGACCGCCACCATGGTGTCGGCAATGCGGTTCTTCACTGCAATACCGGACAAGGATAGGCAGGACAGGTCGTACTTGGCGTTGTGCAGGATGCAGATCTTGTTCGGATCCTCGAACACCTCCTTGAACGTGGCGGCGAACACGGCCGCCGTCAGCTTCTCGTTGAACGGAAACCACCACGTGTTGGGTCCATCGCCCGTGGACATGGACACGCCCATGATCTGCGCGTCCAACGGCTGGAGGGACGTCGTCTCGATGTCCAGACTGTAGGCCGGGGCGGCCTTCAGGACGGCGGCGATCTGGTTCAGGTCCATGGCGGTGTCAGAGGGGGCCCGTAGCCACGCGGCCACGAGCCCCCCACGACAATCCTAGTAGGACACCGTGCTGGAAGGCGCACCGGCCGGGGCATCGCCCGACACCGGAGCCGCCTTCTTGGCGAAACAGTCGCGCACGACGTGCCGCTGCATCAGGTCCTCGATCTCGGCGCGGGGACGCACCGCCAGAATCTCGTCGTAGTTCAGCGGCGCGAAGTCCGGCACGCCGACCATCTGGGGCGTCACGCGCTTGAGGAACTCGCAGTCGTCGATGGCGTTCTGCTTGGACACGCGGGACATCGAGAACATCCCGCCAACCAGACCGGGCTCACCGGCCTTGATCCGGTTGTCCTTCTTGATCTTGAGCTTCTTGAGGGTCATCTGGCTGGCCATCATGATCCTCTTGCCCCACTGGATGACCTGCCCGGTCTTGCCCTCGGTCCACGAGTCCACCAGCACCGTCATCGGTCCGATCCACGTGCGCGAGTACTTCTTCTCGCAAAAGACGCACGGGTGCAGACCGGCGGAGCAGGTGAACCACCGGGGAGCCTTGAACTGGTCGATCATGATCTTGTGGCCGTTGACGATCCCGGGAGAGTCGTCGCAGAACACGACGCTCTTGGACTCTCCCTCCTTCAGGTAGAACTCGGGGATGATCGGCCTGCGGGCACCGCCGCTTCCGACGTTCTTCTCCGCTTCCGCAAAAGCATCGCCACCGAAAAGGCCCATCTTCGTTCTCCGCAAAAAGAAACCCAACTCACAAACACACGAGGCAGACTTCGACTTAAACGGTGTCGTTCAACTCAGCTCCTTTCCACCGACACTTTCTCCTTGGGACGTTCCGTCCCTTCACACGCCCAACCTCGCATCCACCTCGTAAGCAACTCTACTATGCCGCTCCGGTCAGGTTTTGTCAATCACAAAACGAGCTTCTTCCTCTCCAGCAGCTCAACGGCCTGCGACCGGGTGAGGTTGTCCGGATCCAAGCCGCGAGGGATGCCAAGCTTGAAGAGCTGCACGCGCCCGCGCAGGTGGTCGATGGTGTCCTGCTCGGCTCCGTCACCGGCCTCGTCGCCGTCGTACGCCATCACCACAGGCAGGCCCTTGCGCCGGATCAGGTCCATCTGGGTCTGGGTCGGCTTCGATCCGAACACCGACACACAGTTGTGTACAATCGCCCCATCCACAAGGAAGGAGTGCGCCCCCTCGACCTCAAGATCGTACACCGGCCCGTGCCAATCCGCCGCGCCTACCTTATGAACAGGCATCAGGAAGAAATGCTCTGATTCGTAGAAATAGCGGCGTCGGACGCCTCCGCGCTCTCGCAGCAGCCTCCGTTTCGGTTCAAAATCCTCTCCAAACTGGCTTGCCAAGGCACTTGCCGCGTCGCCATTCAACTGCAACAGCCATGCGTCCGCTGTGGCCTTCGCCTTTCCCCCACGAGCGTTGATGGCCTCTTTCGTGGTCCTGTGCAGACCCGCAAAGACGCCCAACTTGGCCAGCAGCAGACGCATCGACGACATCAGGTTCGGACTCGACGTTCCAAAGTTGAACACGCCATTGCCTTTGCAACCGTCGCCACGCCAATACGTCTCTACGACGTGGCGGACTTGTCTACGAGGCAGGGTCAGCATCCACTCAGGCACCCTCTTCGCCGTAGCTTTCCTCCCGAACTGCAAGAAAAACGTGCGGAGATCGGCCGAATCAAAAACTACCCGAACACCATTTTCAGAGACCTGTTCCACCTTCCCGCCAACCTCAAACACGTTTCCCACAAGCTTTAGCACTTCAGCTTGGTACTGTTCTTCCTCCTTGTGGAATGCGAACTGAATTCCACCGTGAGTCGGGCACCCTTCAGCCAAGTAATAGCCAGCCAGCCGCAACAAATTGTCGGTTACCGGCACCGACCAAGACGGTCCGTAAGATTCAAAGCAGCCGTTGACAGCAACTCCCGGTTGGACGTCCAGCTGACGCGTGTCCGTCTCCTCCGAGAATTTTGGGAACAGTAGGGCGTCACCAGGGCGGACGTCACCAGCAGGGGTCCAGCGGATTTTTCCCTCGTCGACAAACTCCCACCCTTTCTCCTTTCCCTTGGGAAGATCTTCTGCGCGAACCAGCAGCACTCGATGATCGCCAGTAGTGCGCAACGGCAGCGCATTCTTGCGAAACCAAAGCTCGGTAGCCGGTCCGGCGTGACTCCGAGAGCTGACCGACGTCACGCGACCCAATTTGCCGTCGTGAGATGCCACGCGCATCCCCGCCTGCACGTTCTCAATCGGCACGGCCCCGAAGGACGTCGAAACCAACGATCCGGGCAGTACACAGTTGGGGATGCCGTAGCCCAGCCACACCAGCGCGTCGATCACGCCTTCCATCACGATGATGGGACGGCCCGACTGCACACTATGCAGTCCGTACACAAACTTGGACTTGGGGAAGTTCCAGTAGTTCCGCCAGCGCGGATCGGCGTCGGCGTCGATGGCCCGGCCCTGAATGCCGACCAGCTTGCCTTTGTCGTCCCAGACGGGGAAGATGGCCCGCCGTTCCTTCGGATCCCACCCAAGCTTGAACTTGCGGCAGACCTCGATGGTCACGCCGCGATCCAGCAGGTAGCGCGGGACCTGTCCGGCGAACTCCGCCAGCCGGGCGTCCTCGTACACCGGGTAGGCGGACTTCTGCTTGGCGGCCTCCAGCTTCTTCTGGCGTCGAGGGTCCTGCCAGTCGTACATCCACTTCAGGCCGTCGAGCTTTGTCCCCAGATCGAACTCTTCCTCTTTGCGCACGCGGGTCAGCAGCTCGTCGAGGCCGCCACCCTTGAGCTGATTGACCTTCTCCAGCAGACGGACCAGCGTGGACGTGTGACCGCAGGCGTAGCAGTCGGCGAAGCTGATCCCTTCCGGGTTGACGGACACCTTGAAGCTGGGATGCCGGTCGATGCCGTTCTTGTGCGTCCACGGTGCCAGCGGGCAGGAGGAGCCGACCTTGGTGTCCTCCTTGTACGGACGAACCTTGTCGCAGCCCAGCTCCGACAGGACTTCCTGCACCCGCTCAAGATTCATGCGGCATTCACCCAGTAGACCCAGCCGTTGGTCAGTTCGATCTTGTACCCGCCGTCCACAACCTTGATCTCCACCACGCCGAAGCCGTTGTTCCGCATCGTGTTGAAGAGCAGATCCACGGTCTTGTCGTCGGCCGGAAGATCCGCGTACGCCTCCATGATCCGCGCCAGCTCCGTCTCCGACAGCTCGAAACGGTCGGGCAGCGGATGGATCATGAGCGGAGGAAGCTGGGACGGATCGGGATGCACTGGACCGCACGGCGCGTCCTGAAGCACCGGCTGCCCGAGCGGCTGGCGGAACGGCCACTCACGAGGAACCAGCCACTCCCGCCGAATCGTCCAGTTGCCCATACTCACCTCCGCCGTCATGTTAGCACGACTGCGGTTCGAGATTGACGCCCATGCTCGCAAGCTTGGCCCGCACGCGGTCACGCTGCTCGATCAGGATGACCATGGACTTCTCCTTCTCGTCGATCCGACGGTTGAGCATCTGTTCGATGCGACGGAGTTCGTCCGCGTTGTTGCTCACGCTCTCGTATCCCACTAGTATTCCACTCCTCCATTCTCCGATTCGGGCTCGGTGCCGACGGACGCCGACATGGCATCCACGGCCGCCGGGCCTCCCATGGGAAGGCCATCGTTGCCGTCCGACAACACCTCGGCCTGCGTGAAGTCCATCGTGGTCAGGTTCCAGTTGGCGAGGATGGCCGCCTTGGGCGTGTCTCGGGTTTCCATCAGCTCGATCTTCATGCGGTTGACTTCTTCCAGCTCGGGCGTGCGGTAGATGCCCATGAGGACGTCGGCGGCCTGTGCGATGCCGTAGGCGTAACCGATGTCGGACGCCTGCGCCTCGTCGGTGTCCTTGCCGACGCCCTTGTTGAACTGGCTGGACGCGAGGATGGGAACGTTCTTCTTGATGGCCATACGCTGGATGCCGGTCACCGCATCGTTGAGCCGCTCCCATCCGGCGTCACCCTTGCCGGACATGAAGTACACGCCGTCGATGATGACCAGCCCCGGCTTCTCCTGCTCGATCAGCATCTCCACGTCACGGGGCTTGGAGACGCGATCCGACCCCACAACGACAAGCTTCGGCATCCCGTTCAGGCTGTCAAGGAAGTCCCGGTACTTCTTCTCCACCTCCGGGTTCAGCTTGGCCTTGAGGAAGTCGCCCCACGGGAAGCGTCCGCACAGCGCGTGCAGACGACGGCGGATGCGCTTGGGCTGCATCTCCATCGTGACGAACAGGAGCGGCTTCTTCGCCACTTCCCACGTCTCGCGGGCGAACAGCGACAAGGCCCACGTATTGTGCGCAATAACCCCGGCAGCAACGAAGTTGTGAGAACCGTCAATGGTCAAATCGTAAACATGCCGCCTGCCGACCGGCTTGATGGATGCGATCTCGTCCCACCAAATATCAGGGCTCGTCAGCTCTTCACGACCTTCAGGCTTGAAGAACTCCACGAACTTCCGAAGCCGGGTCCTCGGGATGTGCTGCGTAGCGGGATTTATCAGCCCACGAACACCGCTGGACTTTCGGCCGTCCTTATTGGACGACCAGCCGCACCACGCCCAGAAATCAGCCCACGTTTTTCCAGACCGCGCCACGGTATCGTTGATCCAAGCCCGCGTCTGAGAAGAGGCGGTCACATAGTCGTACACGGGATGACGACGGTCAGGAACAGCTCCCTTGATACGCTCGGCCTTCGCTCCAACCAACGAGATGTTCGCAACAAAAGCATCTTTGCTTTCACCTTTGACCGTCAGCTCCCACGACACGTACGGACGCCCGTCGGAAAGCCTGCTGCTTTTTTCACGGAGAACGCACGAGATTCCAAACCGGAGCAGGAGTTGCCTAACCTGCTCGACGCACCGCTTCGATACGACGCCATACGTCAACGTTCCGCATCTGGCGTGTACGCTCCCGTCGCAAGACCAGAGCATCCCGAGAAACCGGGCGAGTTGTGAATTCGGCAGCTTGAACACCGCGTTGGGGATGCTCTTATCGGTACTACGAACACCCCACAAACCGTGCTTCTCCATCAACAGTCGAATGCCCGTCTTCTGGAGGTGCGCCAGCTTTTGCGTAGTGGTGATGACCCACTCACAAGGATTCGCTCCACGATACTGCTTCAGCTGGCAGTCCACGGAAGCGACCGCCGTCTTGATGCGTGAAACGATAGCCGGATCAAGATTGGTGAACGTTGCCTGTCTGCCGGTGGTTCCGCCTTCGGCGATCATTCCCGCCAGAAGGTCCACTTCCCAATCAGGCATCGGCTCGGGACACTCAGGTTCCGGCACACGCGCCGCAACAGCCAACTGCACTCCGGGCTTGAGGTCTTCCAACTTCACCCACCCATCGGGAGTAAACAGAGGATCGTTAGGCGGTGCGGTCAGCCGAAAACCGGATCTGGTAACAACCTCCACGCATTCCTTGATTCCGCTGTCCCAGTACTCGGTAGGAGTGGTAGCCTCGATGCTCGCCTTGTTGTTCAAGGTCAGCACGCGTCCGCGTTCAGCGCGGGTTTCGTACACCTGCTTGATGGTCCGCCATTCGCCAGTCACCGGGTCAGGAATGAGCGTATCTCCGTCGATGCACTTGCCAGTCTTCAGGCGGGCGACGATGAACCACAGCTCGCCGGGATGGATGCCCATCGTGGCGTTCGTGATGGCAGGCCACGGCGTCGGAAGCCCGTCAGGCTGTCCGCCCAGAGCCTTGCGGTGCTGGTAGTCCGCCCACGCCTCGTCGATGTCCGCCTTCTCGGTCATGATGACGGTGGACGCCTTCGCATCCCGGACGGCCTCCTGTGCTCTGCTTACGGCTTCGCCCAGGACCTTCATGGCCTCGTCGGGCTTGGACGAAGACAGGAAGTTGGTGGCCTTCGCCATTCCGTCCTGAATCAGGTTGCCGCGAAACCGCCAAAGTACCTTGTCCACAAGGTATTCCAGCGGTTCGCTGATCCCGTTGTCGTCCACGTCGTTCATGGCCGGGATCTCGTCCACCAGCGTGTCCCAGTCGGGAAGAGTCCCGTATTTGGTGAAATGCTCGGTCACGAAAGCGAGACCGTCGCGGCCCTCGCTGAACAGCATGGCCGGGGTCAGCCCAAGCTTGGTCGCCTCAGCGAGACCGCCCTGTTTGACCAGTTTTTTGACGATGATGCCGTCGAGATTCATAGCTTTGAAACCTAAGAGCCTTTCTTGGAAGAGCAGGCGCAGTTCGGACAACACCGCCGCATGGTCATGTTGTAGATGTTCCCGCAACCCGGACATGGCGCATATCTGTCGCCGACCCGCACCTCTTCACGAAACTTGTTCGGAATGGGCGTGTGACGACGACCGATCCTCGGCGGCTTGTCCAGAGGCTTCTCGGGGCCAAGTCGCGTGCCGGGGCGGTAGTCGGGGATCATACGTTCCACCCCGTCACCGGGACGATCACCGACTTGTCCGCCAGCTTCTGGTAGGTCCCGTGGTTGAGGGTGGCCTCCAGCTCGTTGGGCTTCAGGTTGGTGGTCACGAACGTCGAGAGCCGGTTGCCCGCCCGGTAGCGGATCAGGTCGGCCATCTTGTCGGCGAACCCGGCGGGCACCGTCTTCAGCTCGTCGATCACCAAGGCGTGGACGTAGTACGCCTTCTTCCAGATCTCCTGCCCGGCCCCGGTGTGCCTGCGCTCCATGATGACGTCGCCGATCTGGTTCATGTGGAGCATCAGGCCGAAGGCCCCCCACGCCATCGCCTCCTTGAGCAGGACGGCGGCGGCGCAGGTCTTGCCGGTGTGGTACTCCCCCCAGAGGATCATGCCCCGGCCTGCCTTCAGGTTCTCCCGCATCTCCGTGGCGAAGGCACGCAGAGCCATCCCGATGGACGTCTCCTCGTGGAAGTGCCGCAGATCGTAGTTCCAATGCTCCGGCCAGACGTCGGCCAAGATCCGGGTCTTCTCCGTCAGCTCCCGCTTGGCGTTGAGCAGGTTCATCAGACGGCCTTCCCGTTCTTGGCCCGCATCTGGGCCTTGAACTCCTCGGCGGCCTTCCGGGCGGCATCGCCGACGTCCGGGCTAGCCCAATGGGTCCCCCTGCCGATGAAGTTCTTGGGGTCGCGGAGCTGTGGGGCCTTGTAGTAGAACAGGTTCGCCGTGGGCTGGGCGATGCGCCACTTGAGCTGCTCCTTGACGGACGGCCAGTAGTCCACCACGGTGTCCACCATCTGCATCACCACGGCCACGCCGTAACCATCGGTGTCAATGACGTCCTGAAGCAGCTCGGCGTCGCAGGGCACCAGTCCAGGCAGATCCATGCCCAGCTTCGCCTTGGCCTTGTTGCGGAGATTGGCCCAGACGCCATACGCCTCCGACAGGCGGCCCTTGCGCTTGGCCTTCTGCTGGACCTTCTTGCTGCCTTCCTTCGCGGCATCCGCGTCCAGATCAGCCTGAGTGACCTCGATCATGTCCATAGCCTTGGGGGCCGCCGCCGGTCCCATCGAGACCTTCCCTCCGTACCTCCAGTTCATGTAACCCTCCTCCAGTTCAAATCGAGATTCAGAAGCTTGGACCTCCACCGGAACACCGCCATGCCCGGCTTCGCAGGCGGCCACAGGCCGCGTCAGAACGGCTTGGGTGGTAGTCTGACCCGTCCCGATCCTTTTCAATCGATCCTGGGGCATTTCGGACCCCTCGATGTTGTCCATGACGACAGAAGCGACAACCCTGATTTTGTCAATCGACGGAAGGGGGGGCCGCGGAATGGGGGGAAGGGGTACACCAGATACGCCAGGCCGTCCCCCGTCGTCGGTAACCCCCGTCAGGGTGGTCTGCGAACCTCGACCGCAGTCGAGTTCGCCTCCCTTACGAAAAACTTCCATTTGCTTACGAAGATCTTTAGTTCCCATTACCGTACCAATTTGGTACTGGGGGGTAGTACCACCGTGGTACTGGGGGGTAGTACCACCGTGGTACTGGGGTACGGTCAGAGGCGACTTCAGCAGGGTGTACTCGTTGGAGCCGCCAACGTCCGCCGTCCACGTCAGGACGCCGTGCTTCTTCCAGAACTGAAGGGCGCGGACGACCGTCATACGACTAAGGTTGGAGTCCTTGGCGATGCGGGGGAGGGACGGGAACGCCCCACCTTCGCCCTTGGGTCGGATGCGCCGCAAAAGAGTCCGCAGGACTTCCTTGTAGCTGTTAGGAACCTTCAGGGCGGACAGCTTCTCGGAGAACGCGAAGGCCCCGCCAGCCTCGCAGTACCAACGGACTTTCAGCGAAAGGTTCTTCCTGTTAGGTCTAGTTTTCGCCACGAACGGTCCCCCTCCCATTCTTCGTAAGGTTTTCGATCTCGGAAACATCGGTGGTGTTGACTGTGGTTTTGCCGTCGATCTGGACGATGAGCTGGACCCGGACATCTAGAGGAGACTTCAGGAAGAAGAACTCGCGGATGCCGTCAGGATTGTCTACCCAGCTCCAGACACCCAGCTCTTTCCAGAACTCCACCGCTTGGTCGAGCTGCGCCATGGAAATGCAGCATTCTTCGGCGAATTGCTTGGCGGAAGAAAGCTCGTCCTCGGTGAGGTAGTAGACGATGCCCTTGAAGACGGTCTTGTACCAAGGCTGAAGGCCGGGGAAGTCGAAATTGTAGAACTGGCGGTCGAACTCCTGCTTTCCTCCTGCGACCTCAACCCACTCCTTGTAGGTCTCAACCAGCCTGTCTTGGCTCACCGGACACCCTCCGACTGCATAGTGTGCAGTTGAGGGGAAATAAAAAACCCCTTGTAGAGAGCGTCGGACGTGTTGGACGTGGCAGGTCGGAAGGCAGCGAAGAGGCGTCTGACCGGCCTGAGCCAGCCAAAACTTTTCGGTACCGACCATCCCACAGCACGCCCAACACCCTCTACAAGGGGTTGAGATGCGAAGACAGTACAACGCCGGGCGTCAAACACCGGGGCCTCTCCGACCGCTGCCTTGTTACCGGCCCCGTTACAAGTGGTCCAAACACCTGTACCGGGGCTACTGTCAATTTATACGCCTGAAGCCGCGCTTTGTCAACAGCAAAAAAGAAGCAGGCGGGGGAAAACCCGTTGCGGGTCCGTCCCCCGCCATGCCGAGAGAGGGAAAGTCTCGATGCCGTATTATAACTTATGACTTTGCTTTGTCAAGCCTCTTCGTCGTTTTCCGGTGGATCGTCGCGGTGGGCGGCCCAGTTCTCCCACGACCCCTCAAGAAGCTCGGTCAGCACGCGCTCCTTGTCGTTGGCCCGCCACAGCCGGGCGAACCAGAAGTTGTTGAGGCGGCTGCACTTGCCGCAGACGACGAACTCGTGGGCGTCCGGGGCGTTCTCGATGTTGCGGAACTCGCGAGTGTCGCGCATCGCCGCAACGTTGATGGTGCAGACCTCGCAGTACTTCTCGCCCATGTCTCCCCCAAAGGCGCTCTCCTGCCTGAGTGTACGACGCGGCGTGGGGTTTCGTCTACTTCGCGGATTGCTGACCATACCAGACGGCGGCTTCCAGATCCGAAAGCCTGTCCAGCATCACGTCCACGTCGCACTTCGGACAATGCCCCAAACAGCTGTCGGACGGCTGCTCGGGACGGCACCTCCTAAGCTCTTGGCCGATCCAGCCGCAAGCCGGGCATCGCCAGACGATCACGCGGACTCCAGCACCTTCTGGACCGCCAACCGCCGGTCGGTCTCCAAGACGATGGAAGGGTCCGCGAACTCCCAACCCACGACGTACATCACGCGCATCTACTTCCCCTCGAACCCGCCGTTCTTGAGGACTTCCA